CCCGGAACTCCAGTCCAAGCAAGGGAACTGACAACACTACAATCGATCTTACAAGATCAGATTGAAAAATTTGGACAACATATGTTCAAAGAAGGATCCGTAGTGATACCCGGATCTGTTGCTTATGATGATTCATATTATGCTGTAAAATTAGAGTCTACATTTTTTGGTGTTCCTGTAGAATCGTATTTTGATAAATTAGTTGGATTAGAAATAAAAGGTAAAGCATCCGGTGTAACTGCTGTAGTCAAGAGTGTTCTAAAGGCATCAAAGTCCACTCAAAGTGCTACAACATTATATGTAAAATATCGTGCAACTAACGCTAATGACAAGACAACCCAAACTTTTCAGGACGGAGAGAATCTTGTTACTTTATCTGATTTCACTTTTGGCAGTACTACTACTACTGCAGGATCGGATTTTGCAACTTGCATTCTAAAAAATGCCACCTCAACAGGATCAGCATTTACTGTTGTCGAAGGTGTATTTTTTGCTCGTGGTGCATTTGTGTCTGTAGACACAGAGACAATCGTATTAGATCAGTATAGTAACAGTCCATCATATAGAGTCGGATTCCAAGTTATTGAGGAAATCATAACTGCTGTAGAAGATGATTCGTTATATGATAATGCTGCAGGATTTAGTAACTACACAGCACCCGGTGCTGATAGACTCAAGATTAGTCTAAAATTAACTAAGAAAGCATTAGACAACTTCCAAGATGAAAACTTTATTGAACTCTTCAGAACCAATAAAGGTGAGATCAAGAAGATTGTTGTAAGAACTGTATATAATGAATTAGCAAAAGAACTTGCTAGAAGAACATTTGATGAGAGTGGAGATTACTTCGTAACACCATTCTCCTTTGAACCAAAAGAAAGTCTAAATGATAGACACTCACAATTTGGTGTCTTCTTCCCAGAAGAATCTACTGATGATAACAACACTCCATCTAAAGATATTGCAAGTATCAAAGTTGGACCCGGAAAAGCATATGTCAAAGGTTATGAAGTAGAAACCTTTGGAGCATCATTTGTAGATTCTAAAAAACCTAGAGAAACAGAATTAGTAGAGTCATCTACTGTTCCCTTCCAAGCAGGAAATCTTATAAGAGTCAACAATGTATATGGTGGTGCTAGTGTTGGTATAGCAACAACAGGATATGTTGATCTAAGAAGTAACAGACTAGGGACTGACAGAGATGAACCTGCAGGTCAGTCAGTTGGTAGAGCAAGAGTATATGATTTCAAACTATCTGCAGGAGCATATGCAGATGCAACATCTAGTTTTGATTTATTCTTATTTGACATACAAACTGACACAGAGATAACACTCAATAATACACTATCAATCTCAGCACCTGCATTAGTTGAAGGTAAGAGATCTGGTGCGAGAGGATTCTTGAGATCTCAGACAGGTAATATATTGACATTACATCAGACTGCAGGTCAGTTTGTTCAAGACGAAGCAATCACTGTTGATGGTATTGACAATGGTAGGATTATTACAAAGGTCACAGAGTTTGGTGTAAATGATATTCACTCAATTAGACAGGAAGTTGGTGTTCAAACATTTAGTGGTGACACAGTTCTAGAACCTAGAATTGTGTTTGGTGGACAGTCATTCAATTTCAGTGCTGCTGCAGCAAGTAAATCAACTGTATCATCATCTTCAAACTCGTGGACAGTTGGAATACAAACAGGAGATATTATTCAATACAACAGATCTGGTGTTACTGGTACTGTATTCAATAGAGTCAAAACTGTATCTCCTCTAGGCACAAGTATAGAAGTAGAAGCAGTTGCAAACGTATCAAGTGTGTGCACTGGATCTATTCCCTCTGCTGCAACTAATGTATCAGGTTTGAGTGTTGTATCTCCAATCATAAGAAATTCACAGAGTGGATTCTTGTTTGCAGATATGCCCGATAGTAATATAGAATCTGTTGATTTGACACGTTCAGATATATTTGTAAGAGGAGAACTTAGAGGAAGATCAACAAACTCACTAGGAACATTAGATCTACCATCTCTAAGTGGTACAGATTTTGTATATGCACCATTTGATGAAGAAAGATATACAGTATTATATGAAGATGGCACAATTGAACCTCTTACAACAGATCAGTTTGTAATCACTGGTGGTGGTAAAGGTGTGACTCTGAGTGGATTGACTGCAAGTAAGAGTAATATCGTTGTTCATGTAACAAAACAGAAAACAAAAGTTGTAGCAAAAGATAAAGATCTAAAACGTTGTGAATCTATAGTTGTAAGTGGATCAAAATACACTTATTCAGGTGTCTCAACTTCAATATCTGATGGACTAACTTACAATCTTGCATATGGTAAGAGGGTGCAGGATAGAGAAGTATCTCTAGACACTGCTGACGTTGTAAGAGTTCGTGCTGTATTTGAATCTTCATCAAATGCTGATCCAACTATTCCGGCACTTACATTCACAGGATTGAATGGACCCAACGCTAACAACTCAGACCTCATCAAGGGTGAATCTGTCATAGGTAAAATTTCAGGTGCATCTGCATTGATTCTAGGCACCACTGGCACACAGTCTGCATTCATCAAGAGCAGTAATGAAGGTAACTTTATAGAGGGTGAAGAGATTTCATTCACTGAAAGTAAAGTTGGTGGTAAAATAAGTTCAGCAACATTGGGTGATAAAGAAATAAGTGCAAACTTTATATTGGATAATGGTCAGAGAGCAGAGTTTTATGACTTTGGTAGATTGATAAGAAGACAGGGTGCCCCTGAACCATCAGGAAGAATCAAGGTATTCTTTGATAAATTTGTAATCAATTCTGAAGACAGTGGTGAACTCGTAACAGCAAGTAGTTATGGTTCAGATGTATATGATATAGTGCCTAGTTTCAGAGGAACAAGAAACACTGATGTTGTTGATATGAGACCAAGAGTTTCAGATTACAACTCATCATTATCACCATTTGAATGGAGTTCTAGAGTTTTCTCAGGATCAGGTCAATCAGTTGCAAATGTTCTTGTATCTGATGAGAATATCACATTCGATTACAAGTATTATCTTGGTAGAATAGACAGATTATTCTTGAATAGTGATTCAACCTTTACTCTTATAGAAGGCACTCCTTCCAGATCACCACAATTACCTGAAGGTATTGACAGTTCATTTGAATTAGCAGAGATTACATATGCTCCATATGTATTTGATGTCAATAGAGATATCACTATTGAGACAAGAGGTAATAAGAGATACACCATGAAAGATATTGGTGCTATCGAGAAGAGAGTTGAGAATGTAGAATTTGCAACTTCATTATCATTACTAGAAGCAAAAACTGAAGCGTTAGTTGTCAAAGATCCAGACACAGGATTAGACAGTTTCAAAACTGGTTTTGCTGTAGATAATTTCAGTAGTTTTGCTTTAGCAGATACATCTTTACCAGAACTGAAGTACGATGTTGAGAATGGCACTGCTGTAGCAAGAGCAAATTATGATGTAGTTGATTTACTCATTGGATCTGAATCATTGATTGGTTTGTCTGGTGTACCTAATAATGCAGTTGATGTTAGATATGCAACTGACTTAGGTTCTCAGAATGTAACTAAGAAAGGATCTAAGGTTCTTCTAAACTACACACAGGTTGTAGATTTTGATCAACCGTTTGCAAGTAGAGTTGTGAATGTCAACCCATATGATGTGGTTACATGGTATGGACAGATGTTCATCAATCCTACAGAGGATGTATGGGTAGAAAGAAGATTCAAGAGTGTTGATGGTGGTTTTGGTGTTACTGAGGTGATTACAGAAACTGAATCAATACCAAATCTTAGATCACAAAATATTGAATTTACAGGATATAGACTAAAACCCGGAACTAAGTTCTACAGTTCATTCTCTAGAACTGACATGTCAGATGAGAGAAGTTTGACAGTTCCAAAACTAATTGAGGTAACACCAATCAAAGGTGCATTCCAAGTTGGTGAGACTGTAACAGGTAAATTACTCAACAATCAGAATACAAATACAGTTCCTGAAATTAGATTCCGTGTTGCAACACCTAATCATAAAGATGGTCCATACAATGCTCCAACTTTAGTTTATCAATCAAGTCCTTACGATGGTGCCGGTATATCATCCTCCTACAGTGACACAAGTACACTTATCAACGTTGACACCGGTAGTTTGAATCAGAAATCTGACGAAAGATTCTTTGGTAATATTGTTAAAGATATGAGACTTGTGGGCGAAACAAGTAATGCAGAAGCACAGGTCAAAGAAGTTAGATTGATCTCTGATACATTTGGTGCATTACAAGGATCTATTCATATTCCTAACAGCAATCCTAACTTTACTAACGGAAGTAATACTGTTGGTTTGAGTGCTGCTAAAGGAGACGTGAAGCAGGTTCCCGGAGAATTACCAATCAGTAAGGCAGCAGCGAACTTCTTCTCCAGAGGAGAGTTGATAACACAAACTACAATAAACCGAATAGCACCTCCACCTCCTCCACCACCACCAGATGACGATGATCCTCTAGCACAGTCATTCAATGTGACTGAGTACCCCGGAATATTCATGACATCTGTGGATATGTTCTTCTTCTCGAAGAGTAACAGTATCCCTGTTGAGGTTAGAATAGTACATGTAGAGAATGGATATCCAACAAAACGTACAATAGCAAGTAAGATCCTAGAACCAAGTCAGGTCAATACATCTGACAATGGAACAGTAGCAACTAACTTCGAGTTTGATTTCCCAGTATATCTTGCTGCAGGAGAATATGCTTTTGTTATCCTAGCATCTACTCAAGAATATCAGGCATGGATATGTCGTGTAGGTGAAGATGATATTCTCACTCGTGATTTACCAGAACTTGCAAAAGTTGTTATTAGTAAGCAACCATCTACGGGTTCATTATTCAAGTCACAGAATGCATCAACTTGGACAGCATCTCAACTAGAAGATCTCAAGTACAAGGCATACAAAGCGAAGTTTATAACTGGTCAGGGTACATTCAAGATGTACAACCCAGAGTTACAAACATTCAATCAAAGAAACCTACTACCTTCTAATCCAATCGAAGTATTTGATAAGAAAGTTACAGTTGGTCTCTCCTCTGATTTGAAGAATCCAAACATTGTCGTTGGTACACAAATCAAACAGAACAATAGAACATCTAGTGGTTTTGTTGAGGGTACATTGGGTGCTGTTGGTGCAGCAAACACTGGATTCAGTATTACTAATGCAGGTATTGGTTACTCTAATACAACCTTTGGTGCTGTGAACTTCACAACCTTGACTGGTAATGGATCTGGTGCGACAGGTATCGTAACTGTATCAGGTGGCACTGTAGATAGTGTATGTGTTCTAAACACAGGATCTGGATATCAGGTTGGTGACACTGTGACTGCTACTCTTGGAAGTAATAATCTTGGTAGAAACTTAGTATTGACAGTTGGTGTTGTAACATCCACTAATGCATTGAAATTGACAGGTGTAACAGGACAAGACTTCAATACATCTGAACTTATACAATATGTCCCATCAGGAGGAGCAGGAGTTGGTTTAGGATCAACCCTTGCATCTATCACACCTACAAGTGTAACTATCAATGCTGATGAGTTTGATGGTAAACATATTAGGGTTTCTCATCCTAATCATGGTATGCATGCCTTCAATAACAAAGTTGATTTGACTAGAGTTGAAGGAGATACCATACCAACAAATATTACTGTTGGATATGGTGCTAGTTCTATTGAGAATATCAGTATCGGTTCTTCTTCTAACTTCGGTATATTTGAAGGATCTCAGGTATCAACCACAAATCCCGGATTTGCACTGATAGGTAATGAAATTATTGCTTACACTGGTGTAGGTAATAATGTGTTGACTGGTATTACAACAAGAGGGATTGATGGTACAACAACTCAATCATTCTTACCCGGAACACCTATTCAAAAGTATGAGTTCAAGGGTGTCTCACTTAGAGAGATCAATAAAGAGCATAGTTTTGCTGATGTCACAAATGCTATCACAGAGAAGATTGGTTTAGATCATTACTTCTTGAAGATTGGTGGCACAAAGACATTTACATCACACTCTCTTGGTGGAGGAGTAAATGCAAGAGCATCTCAGAACGTTCAGTTTGAAGCAATGTCTCCAAATCTAAAACACACCTTACCTGACAATACAAGTATAAGTGCTAGTGCAAGAACTACATCTGGTACAAGTATAAGTGGTAGTGAAACATCATTCCAAGATCGTGGTTATCAACCAGTATCTCTTGGTGGTGAAACTAAATTTGCTGATCCTCGAATCATTGCATCTAGAGTCAATGAGTCAGACAAACTAAGTGTTTTACCGGGTGCTAAATCATTCACACTTGATGTAACTATCGGTAGCACAAATGAAAATGTGTCACCTGTTGTTGATGTGTTTGATAGTAATATCACACTAAGATCATCAAGAGTAAATTCACCAATCTCGAACTACATCACTGATAGAAGATCTAATACTCTTCTTGAAGATCCTCATACATTCTCATATGTTACATCTGTTATTGGATTAGAGAATCCTGCAAGTTCACTCAAGGTTATTCTTGCTGCATTCAAACCCGGAACTTCTGACATCAGAGTTCTTTACAGATTGAGAAGGACAGATGGTTCTGATATCGATAAGGTATTTGAACTTATGCCCGGATTCAATAACATTGATATTAATGGCAAGGTCATTGATAGTAAAAATAATGATGGTAGATCTGATAGACAGATAAGTAATAGTGTGGCAGGACAATTCCTAGAACATCAGTTCACAGCGAATGGTCTACCTCAGTTTAGTGGTTATCAGGTCAAGGTTGAAGTCACTTCAACTAATCAGGCACAATCACCAAGCATACGTGACTTTAGAGTTATAGCATTAGCATGATCAACGCATGGAGTTTAGCAGCAGAAGTTCTTGAGGGAACTTTAGATGAAACTTATCCAATTATGAAAAAAGCACCTATCAACGATCGTGACGATCTAAAAAGAGATTTAGATACTGGAGCGATCGTGAATACAGACACCGTATATTATGAAAAGTATATGGCAGAAAAAAATAGGGTCAAAACACAAAGAAACGAAATCGTGGAGTTGAGAGCAGAGATAGAACTGCTCAAGGCGATGATACGTGATAAATAATCTTAGTATATAAGGTATAATGGCAGTTCCAACAGTCAATCTAGTAATTGAACAGGGCACTGACTTCGCAAGGACTTACTCCTTGAAGAAGGCAGACAACACCCCATTGGATCTTACTTTTTATACTTTTGAAGCACATATGATCAAAAGTCGTGCTTCCATTCATAGAGCAATGGAAAACAATATGATCAGTATGGGCACTACCTTTGGTACGAATCCTGCATTAGGACAACTTACTGTATCATTTGCAGCGACAATGACTTCAGTTGGTATTCTGACAGCAGGAAGATATGATTATGATGTTGTTATTATGAACACCAATAACAATAAAAAGACCAAGGTAATTCAAGGTCAAGCGTTAGTAAATGGCACCGCTATCTAATGGCAGAAGACATCAAAGTATTTGTAGTCGAATCAGATTCTGATTTCGTCGCGTCTATCACAGTAGATGATAATACTGTTGCAGATACAAATATTACTGGTGATGGTGTCGGAGACCTTATAGTACAATTCGTAGACTCAGTTGCAGGAGCAGGAGGATCAGTGTCAAATCTAAGAGACCTAGCAGACATAGACACCACAGCAGTTCCACAAGGAACAACTGCAGGAGATAAATTTGTATTGACGTATGATGCAGGAAATAATAGATTCACCTTCGTGAATCCAGATTCAGTTATAGATGCAGCAGTTGGTGTAGGAGCGACATTCCCTGCACCAGTAGGACTCTCTACACAGACAATAGATTACTTAGACGACGAGTTAGATAATAAGATAGATTTAGATGCAGGAACTTTTTAGTATCTATTGATACAACTTCATTTATTAATAAATACTAGAGAAGAAAACAACATAACTTAAACATAACACATGGGAGCTCCTGTTTTACAGTTTAAGAGGGGTCAGTTTTCAAATCTACCGGGATTACGTGCGGGAGAACCGGGATTTACGACTGACAAATTTGACCTCTATGTGGGTATTGACTCCACAACATCGAGTAATAAATTCTTTGGATCACATCGTTATTGGAATAGAGAAACTGCGACGGTAGGTTCTTCTGTTAGAGTCGTTGAAGGTAGTAATAATGGTTCAAATTATATCGAATTAAAATCACCTAACTCGCTAGGTGGAAACGTTTCATACACTTTACCCGGAACCGATGTCGCGAACGGTATCCTAGTAAGTGATGGATCAGGTAATTTATCATACACAACAACAGTCACAGGATCTGGTTCTGGTTTATCAGCAGGTTCGGTACCACTAACATCACTTGATATAGATGGTGGAACAGACATCGGTGCTGATTTAGCAGACGGTGACTTACTCGTAGTTGATGACGGTGCAGGCGGTACTAATAGAAAGACCGCAATGTCAAGAGTCAAGACTTATGTTCTTGGTGGTGGAGGGGGAGCAACTTTTGCAGCAATCAATGTAACCGGTATCGGTACTGTTGGTTTCGCTGATGCATCTCAACTCAAAGTATCTGGTGTTTCAACATTTACAGGTGCTATTGATGCTAACGGAAACTTAGATGTAGCAGGAACTGCCACATTTGCTACTCCATTAGCAAACTCAAACTTAGCAAACGATAGTGTTTCTTTTGGTGGAGTATCTGTTGATTTAGGTGCTTCTGATGCAACACCGGCATTCGATCTAAGTGATGCTACAAACTATCCAACCAGTAGCCTGAGTGGTACTATAACTAATGCCCAACTTGCAGGATCTATTGCTAATGATAAACTTGCAGGATCAATTGCAAATAATAAATTAGCGAATAGCACAGTATCTTTTGGTGGTATATCTTTAGCACTAGGTGCATCAGACGCAACACCGGCATTCGATCTAAGTGATGCTACAAATTATCCTACTGGTAGTTTGAGTGGCACAATAACAAATGGACAGTTAGCAGGATCTATTGCAGATTCAAAACTCAACACCATTACCACAGCAAATAAAGTTGGTCTTGCTGCTATAGACATAGATGGTGGCACAGATATAGGTGCTGATCTAGCGGATGCTGACTTACTTATTGTTGACGACGGAGCAGGCGGTACAAACCGTAAGACTGCAATGTCAAGAGTCAAGTCCTACGTTCTAGGTGGTGGATCAGGTGCTACATTTGCTGCAATCAATGTAACAGGTATTGGTACTGTAGCATTTGCTGATGCAACTCAACTAAAGGTATCTGGTATATCAACATTTACTGGACAGACAAACCATTCAACAATCAATGCTTCAAGCACTGTTACAGGTAGTGCATTCCACACAGGTGCTGAAGGATCTGCAATCAGAGTTACTTCAAACACAATCTCTGGTCCTGCTACAATCACTCTTGACCCTGCAGGGGTAGGTGATAATACAGGTAAGGTTGTTATTGCCGGTGACTTACAGATTGATGGTACAACCACCACGGTTAACTCAACCACTATGACAGTGGATGATAAGAACCTTGTTTTAGGATCTGGTGCTGCTAATGATGCTGCTGCAGATGGTGGTGGTATTACTATCGAGTCTGGTTCAGGTAATAAGACATTCCAATTCCAAGATACAGGTGATAACTTAGGATCTTCTGAAAACCTAAACGTTGCTTCTGGTAAGGCATACAAAGTAAACAACGTATCAGTTCTAAATGCAACAACTCTTGGATCAAGTGTCGTAAACAGTTCTCTTACATCTGTAGGAAATCTAACAACTCTTGATGTAACTGGAGCAACAAACCTCAACGCTACTACTCAGTCAACCAGTAACACAACTGGTGCTTTGATAGTTGATGGTGGTGTTGGTATTGCCAAGAATGTAAACATTGGTGAAGCACTTGATGTTGATGGACAAATCACAAGTGGTGCACCTCTAAGAAACTCAACTGGTAGTGGATTGATTCCCGGAGTTGGTGTTATCACAGCAACTTCTGATGCCGGTCTTGTAACTGCATTCAAATTCAGAGGTAGTGGTCTACAAGACTTTATCGTTGAAGACGGTATTGCTGACGTTGTACTATCTGGTATCGCTGCTACTACATTCACAACATCTGAGACAACAACTGCAACTCAAGGACAAACTGCCGTATCAGTTTCTGCAGGATATTCAAATGGATTCATTGATGTATATCTAAACGGTGTTCGTCTAATCACAGGTACAGACTACACACAAACAAACTCAACCACAATTACTCTTGCATCAGGTGCAACTGCAGGCGATGAAATTGAAACTGTTGCTTGGAAATCTTTAGGTAATTTAGTTTCAGTTCAATCACTGACGACTGCTGCAGATCTAACCGTTACTGGAGTTGCGACTGCAACTGGTGGATTTGTTGGTAATCTTACAGGTAATGTTACTGGTAATGTTTCTGGTTCATCTGGATCAACTACAGGTAACGCTGCTACTGCAACTGCATTACAAAATGCAAGAACAATTGGTGGTGTATCATTTGATGGTACAGCAAATATCAACCTACCGGGTGTCAACCAATCAGGTACACAAGATACGAGTGGTAATGCTGCTACAGCAACTGTTCTAGAAACTGCAAGAACAATTGGTGGCGTATCCTTCAATGGATCTGCTAACATCAACTTGCCGGGTGTCAACCAATCAGGTACACAAGATACAAGTGGTAATGCTGCAACTGCAACAGTTGGTACAACAATCACAGTTTCTGATGAATCATCAGATACAACTTGTTTCCCTCTATTCGCTACTGCTGCAACTGGAAACCTTGGAGCAAAGAGTGGTTCTAATCTAACATTCAATTCTGACACAGGTGCTTTATCTGCTACATCATTTGCGGGTTCTGGTTCTGGATTGACAGCAGGAACAACACCAATCACAACTCTTGATATTGATGGTGGCACAGCAACAACAACACTTGCTAGTGGTGATTTATTCATTGTTGATGATGGTGCAGGCGGTACAAACCGTAAGGTAACATTCCAAACCATCTCTGACTCTGTTCTAGGCGGTTCTGGTGGTGCTACATTCGCTGCTATCAATGTAACTGGTATTGGTACATTCGGTGGAGTCCTTGATTCTAATGGTGGTGCTAACATCTCAGGTGGAGATGGTTTAGTTGCTTCATCTGCTAAAGTATCTGATCTTACAGACGGTCGTGTAGTACTAGCAGGAACATCTGGAGAACTAGAAGATAGTGGAAATCTTACATTCAACGGTTCACAACTAACAGTTACTGGTACTGCTAACGTAACAAGTAATCTTACAGTTGGTGGTAACCTAACGGTCAATGGTACAACTACACAGATCAATACAGTCAATACAACCATTGAAGATACAATACTTGAACTTCAGAAGGTTGATGGTGGTAACTTGAGTTCAGACACCAACAAAGACGTTGGTCTTGTGATGAACTACTATGACGGATCTGCTAAGAAAGCAGCGATGTTCTGGGATGACTCTGCAGGAAGATTTGCTTTCGGTAGTGTGGTTACTGAGACATCCGGAGTTCTAGGATCTATCACATATGGTGGTGTTGAAATCGGTTCATTGTATGTCAATGACTGTGCAGGTGCTTCACAAGTTATCTCATGTAGTGGCACTACAAGATCACTTGAGAACATCACTATCGACGGTGGTTCGTTCTAAAATAGGGTTATAAAAACTTGATATATAAGGGGACTAGACAGTCCCCTTTTTTTATTGTTTTACTATGGACCCTGAAGTACAAGCATTGATTGCAGTTTACCAAAAAAGATTGGCAGATGTAACTGCACAAGCGATTGCCTATGAAGCAAGAATTTCAATTTTAGCACAAAAAATACAAGAATTAACACAACAACCTCCTATCCCAGAACCCCCTGCACCACAGAAAAAATCAGCAAGAGGTAAAAAAACAGATGCTGGAACATTTTAGATTGTAACGATCTATACGGTTTTCCTTGACAATAAGTATTAATTTTTTTATAATTAGTTATGTGTTCATTTCAAAACAAATGCATAACAGAGAAGTATCTTTCAACAATCTCCGTGCATGGACTGCGGAGGGTGAAAATCTATTTTCAGAGGATCCCATTGATGACTACTTTGAGTGTATATCAGAATGTTCCCCTATAGATAAACAGTGCATAACATCATGTAGAACTCTATTGTAGTATATGGAATCTTATTTTAGTGGTAAGTGGTCAGACAGCAGTTTCGATTCATACAAATGGTCTGGTTACCGATTGGTCGATGAAGTAAATTCCCATAATCCTCATTCTGTTTTAGACGTAGGGTGTGGTTTCAATAGATTGAAAGGAAAGATAAACAACTTGGTCGGCATCGACCCATATAATGATTATGCTGACATAAAGGTATCTCTAGAAGATTACAATGGCGGACCTGTAGACATAGTATTATGTCTTGGGTCCATTAATTTTGGAGATTCATATACAATTGACAAACAGATCTCAATACTAGACAATATTTGGCATAAGAGAGCATATTTTAGAGTCAATCCCGGACTAGAACATACATGGCATGAGAAGTCAGATTGGGACGGAATCGTTTGGTATGACTGGACTCGTAGTAAAATTGACAGTATTGTCGCTAACTATAAATATCATCTCGGAAGGTTTGAAGAAGAATATACAACACAAGGTCATAAGCGTTTTTACTTTGAGTTATATAAATAGCCTCGTAATTACAAGTAATACACAAATGTTATCTGGAACCGATTTTGTAAAAAAAATCAAAGAAGGAAACAAGGAACTATTTGAAGCATCACGTTCAAACGTTCGTCGTTTCTTCGAGTCAAAACCAAGCGACGAGTATCTTGTTGAGCACTTCCGTGGACGTATGGTCAACGAAGCTCAGAACATGTATGCAATCGCAGGACAAGTTGCATCTGCTGATCCATCCACAGATGTAAGAGATTTAGAATTGCTTTCTAAGCAAGCAATGGACGAAGCAAAGCACTTCAGAATGGTAAAGGAAGTTATCGAGCATATCACCGGTGAAGAACTAGACGTTGCTGCTGCCTTCGCTGCAGAAGCAGAAGCACCACAAGCAAAGGGTGCATCACTTCTTGAGAAGTATGAAGCATCTAATGATGAAGCAGCACTTGCAGCATATCAGTTAGTTGCTGAAGGAAGAGCAGAAGCAGTATGGAACGAAATGGCAGACTGTGTTGAAGATAGATTTATATCATCACGTTATGCATCAATTGCAAAAGACGAAGGATTCCACTCAAACTTAGGTGGACGTACACTTTCAAAATTAGTTGAAGGTAGCGAAGCACTTCAGTCTCATGTACTTGCATTAGTAGAAAGAATGAGAGAAGATCTATTAGAGATCAGCAATCAAAACACTGCTACTCCCCTTTCCGTTGTATAAAAGGTTTACGACCTTCACGGATCTTATTGTCTAACCAATGCTCTTTGCATGGAAAGACATACTTATGATTGGCATCGACGCTTATAAAGTTGTCGATGCCTTTTTTTGTGACTGGAAATTCTAAGACACGACCAAGATATTCAATATACTTTTCTTTGTATAGGAAAAATGCTTCATGATCTATAAAGTGTACTGCCATGTCTTTATAATAATCAAGAGCAATATCCATAGTGCACTCACCACCTACTCTTACTTGCTGTAGTTCGTTTATATTTCTATCTCTTACAATGACTGCTATGATTGGCATCACACCTAATTCAAATGCTCTCATTGCAACTTCTTTGATCTTTGGTGTCTGCCTTACACCATCAAAAAAGAAAGGCACACTGACATTGGCACAGAAATAATCACCCCGTTCAAAGTGTTCTTTTGTAAGTTCTTCTGGGTGCACCCAGAATCTTGCAAATGGTTCTTGATCACTTGGAACCCAGTACTTATCATGAAGACTCTCCCACCCAACTACGTTTTCGTGGAGGGAAAATAAACGTGCAAAAAGATGGTTTCCTGATCCTTGTGGACCTGTTACTATTAATAGTTTTTTCATTAGCAGCATCTCCTTGATCCTTCATCATATGCATGATCTGTTTCTTTATAGTATGGTTTATCTGCTATGTTTGGATTCCATGCAAAAGGAATTCCAGTTTTATTACCATCATCTAATGGATTCTCTTTCACATAGTTGATGTACTTTGCATTAGCATCTTGTTCAAGTATTTGATTTACTCTCTTGTCATACCATGCAATAGGAAAACCAAGATTCAATGACTTCAAGTATTCTTGTTTGTAAAGATATAATAATTCGTAACTTAGAAATGTAGGACATGGAAATGACTCTTGTATTCCTTTGAGAGCATCATAGAAATGTCTTATAGTAGATTCCTCTCTTATTCTTTTCTGTTGATTTTCTAGTATAGTTTGATCTCTACCTATTACACATATTTTTACTTTCAATCCTAGACTTTCTGCCTTCAATCCAAACTCTTTGATGTCAGGACACCACTTAGTTCCTTTACTCTCAATACCGAGTGGGACACTGATGCTAGTGAAGAAATGATTGTGTGAACTAAAGTCAAATTGAGATAGTAGTTCTGGATCTCTCCAACATGCAGCAAATGGTTCTGAGTATCTGTGTGCTTCCCAATAGTTGTCTAATAAAGACTTCCAACCAAATACATCTTCATGTAAAGAAAATATTTTAGACCACAGATGATTGCCTGACCCTTGTGGACCCGTTAGTATGGCAAGAGTTTTCATCATATATTATCAGTTACAACTAATTATAACACATAAATAGTGGAACAACAACGTGTGTCTCTACACACTGAGTGCTCTTTAGCGTACATAATGGCAAATCCAGTAATAAAAGTCAAACGTTCCTCCGTTGCAGGAAAGGTTCCGGCACCCACACAATTAGAACGTGGTGAGTTAGCAGTAAACTCATACGACGGAAAAGTTTATATTATAAGAGACCAGTTCAGCACTGGTATTGGCACGACAACTCATACTATAAATCCATGGGATGAGTATACGATAGGAAGTAAGATAGCATATGCAGGTATTGCAAGTGCACAACAGTTTCAAGGTAATCTAACAGGTAGTGTAAACTCTTCAGGTATTTCTACATTCGGAAATATAACAGTAGACGGGAATATAAACATTGATAACATTTCTAAATCCCTACGAGTAGGAGATGTTTCTAACGACAATTATCTTGACATAAGACAAATAAGTGCAAGTTCATATAAAGGTTTTACTTTTCAACATAGTAATGCTTCAGTATTAGCAAACTTACAAGGCACAACTAATCAATATCTTGTTTTAGGTGATAATAATATTGACAATAGCGGAACCCTATTGGGTGTAAGTATAGATCAAGGTGGAAGTATAGTTACAAGATTAACTCTTTCTGGTAGTGGTAATTTAGATGTTCATAATAATATAACTCTTGGTGGAACAGTAGATGGTAGAGACTTAGCGACAGATGGTTCAAAATTAGATAATATAGAGAGCAATGCGACCAGAGATCAAACAGCATCAGAAATTGTAAGTTTATTATCTGATCAAAATATATCTACGAGTGGAACTATAAGTGTAACAGGAGACCTAACTGCTTCAAGTGATTTTACTCTTGCCGGTGATGCAACAGTTCAAGGTGACTTATACCTCTCTGATACTGGCACTAATAGTAGTGCAGGACCTATAATTGACTTATACAGGAATAGTTCTTCTGCTGCTGATGCTGACTATCTTGGTCAGATAAAGTTTCAAGGTGAGAATGATGCAGATCAAAAGAATGTATACGCTAAGATAACAGGTAAAATACAAGATGCATCAGATGGAACTGAAGATGGTCTTATCGAATTTGCTAATAAGAAAGCGGGTTCAAATGTTATTACAGCAAGACTAAGATCTGATTCACTTCAATTATTAAATGGAACAAACTTCTCTGTTGCCGGAACTTCAGATTTTACTGGCAATGTCACATGTAATGGTAGTTTTACGATTGGTGACTATAGTCTTCCAACTGCTATAGGTGCAGAGGATACAGTTCTCAAAGTCGATTCAGGTGGTAATTTAGTATTTGGTTCTGGTTCTTCTGGTGGTGTTATACCAACTGAAAAAACTTTTACTGCTACACAAGGTCAAACAGTTTTTACTGATACGTCTACCTTACCCACATATATTCAAGTTTTTGTCAATGGTGTAAAAATAAGACCTACTTCAGATTTTAGTAAATCTGGATCTTCAATAACTTTGGTTTCTGCTGCAACTGCAGGAGATGAGATAGATCTTGTTAGGTTTGACTAACTAAATAACTAAAAAGTAATAATGGCAGATCATCTAACCACAGAATTACGAGACAATGACATGCTCAACTATAGAGAAGAATTTATTCTCTATGGTTTGAGGCAGTTAGGTCATCCTGTCGTGGAAGTTAATATTGCTGATGAGCAGATAGAAGAAGTGATGCAAGACACCATATCATTTTTTCAAAACAGACATATGGATGGTGTGGAGAAAGTATATCTAAAACATAAAGTTCCAGAAAACTTTATCAAAAGGGTAGGTGGAAGAGCAGACGACAATACTATAGGTATCAAAACTACTACATCAAGTCCATACAGTAGAGGTGGAGATATTGTTGGATTGAGTACAACTGCTTTCGATTCATTTGAAGAGGATCAAAATTTTATTGTTATACCTGATGCTATCATAGGTATAGAAAAAGTTTGGAAATTAGACAACCGTGCTATCAGCACTAACATGTTTAGTGTCAACTATCAATTATTCTTGAATGAAATATACTATTTCAGTAGCACTGAAGTATTGAATTATTCTATGACAAAAAGATATCTTGAGGATCTTGATTTTATATTACATCCAGATAAACAAATAAGATATAACAGAAGAAGAAATAGATTATATATTGATACTGATAAAGGTAGTTTGCAAGAAGATGATTATCTAATCATACAAGCATATAGAGCGATAAATCCCGGTGAAGTTGGTAACAGAATATATGGTGACCTATTCTTTAGAAGATACTTTGTTGCTCTCTTGAAGAGACAGTGGGGACAAAACCTCATGAAGTTTCAAGGTGTAAAAATGCCGGGTGGCATGGAATTGAATGGCAGACAGATATGGGAAGATGGCACAGCAGAACTAGAAAAGTTGGAGTCTCGTATGAATATGGATTACGAATTACCTCCACTTGATTTTATTGGATAATGGCACTCAATAATTATTTTAGAGCAACAGGAGCGAGAAACGAGCAGGATCTTGCTCAGTCGTTAGTGGATGAACATATCAAAATGCATGGCATAGAGTTTGTCTATATGCCACGTTCCTTTGTGAATACGAAAACTGTGATGAGAGAAGTCACCTCATCTAAGTTTGAGAAATCATTTCCTCTTGAAGGGTACATCGAGAACTATGAAGGATTCGGAGATCAATATAATTTACTAACAAAGTTTGGAGTCAGATCTACAGCAGAGATGCAGATCACTATTTCTCAAGCAAGATTTGGTGAACTAATAACTCCTGTTTTGAGAAGAGAAGGTGGACTTGGAATTGATACTCCTGTAAGACCACTAGAAGGAGATCTAATATACTTCCCACTTGGGGACATACTTTTTGAAATCAAGCATGTAAAACATACTGCACCAACATTCTATGCTTTAGGTAAGAACTATTGCTATGTTTTAGAATGTGAGATGTTTGAACTTGGTGACGAGAAAATTGAAACAGGTATTGGTGAGATTGATAATGACTTTGCTACACTAGGATATAATGTCACAATGACAGTATCAGGTGTTGGTACAACTGCAACTGCACAGACATCATTGGTGAATGGTGGTATTCATAAAATCAAGATATTCAATGAGGGAACAGGATTCACAGCAGATCCTACAGTTCTTATATCTAAACCTAATGGCACTGGTAGAAGAGCAACAGCAGTTGCTATAACCACTGCAAATGCACAAGGGTCTAGATCACTACAAGAGTTTAGACTGACAGATCCCGGTTTTGGATATACCACTGCTCCAAGTATTACAATCACACCAGTTGACGGTCAAGGTGGAGGAGTGTCACTAGGAGTTGGTATTGCAACAACTGGTGGAGTCGGAATTATTACAGTTACATCGAAAGGATCTGACTATGTTGTTCCCCCTACAGTTACATTTACAGCAGCACCTTCAGGTGGTGTAACTGCTATAGGAAC